TCAGACTGTTCTCGATAGCTTCGTGAATCGCTGTGCCCATGATTGAAGCAAGGCGCAGAGTTGGGTTTGTGCCAGCGTGGCCTTGAACCTGGTGCCACACTTTACGGCGACACCCGCCAAGCTGACTTACGCCGATAGCGGTTTGTTGTGATCGTGAACGCGCATCATCAGTTTTGATTAGCGCCTCAACAAAGGTTTTTGCATCCATTTTTTAGCCCTCCAGCTGTTGTGTTTTGATTCTAGCGGTTTTTTTGTTGCAAGTGTCACAGATTACGGCAATTCGGTTGTGTTCGCACCGAGGCGCAGGGTTGGCCTTTGCGTAGGCTTTAGCTTCGGTTGCTTCAGCTATTGCGCGCCTGGCAGACTCACGGCTTGCTTCGGATTGAGCGTCAAGTTTTTTATCTTTTATAGCGAGCTGTTCTTGAAAACTTAGATTGCGTTCCGGTAGTGGGCCATTGTTCCAAGCCTTGTCAGTAAGCCAGTTAGCGGCTTTGCGGGTGTATTGCCCTGGCACTCGGTTCGGGTCATCTCGGTAGCGCCTAGCCGCTTCATTGAGAGTTTCAAGGTCAATCTCTTGAACAGCTAAAACAAAGGCTTTATAGGCGGGGTGTTCATCTTCGTGCCGAGGGTAGATTTCCCAAAAGGTTTCAAATGCTTCTTTGAGCTTTTCGCTTTTTGTCTTTCTTGCATTCGCTTTTTTGTTCTGTGTGTTTTGTTCTTCTCTAAAATTAGTCTTCTTAAAGGATTGTTCTTCTAATGCGTTTGGATTTTCCAAAGTTGGATTTTCCAAAGTTGGATTTTCCAAAGTTGGATTTTGCGGTTCTGGCTCAACTTCTTTTTCCTGAAATCGAAACTCGGGGTCTTGCAACATATAAGACAATCCGGCGTTCCAGCCACGCTCAGTTGTAGTTCGGCCAACCACAAGGTAGCCAGCTTTTTGAAGCTCAGTTATTGCCGATCTAATCGAAGTGCTACCGTCAGCGGTTTCGCGTTCAATCTGACTAAGTGCAATCACGTAGCCGATTTTGTGGCTCAAAAAATACATCAGCAATCCTTTGGCTTTTAAGCTAATTGAAGGGTCGCGCATCCATTCATTAGGCGCGCGAACAAAGCCTTTTTCAAAGTCAAGTTCGCCGCGGTGAATGCCTGGTTGAATCTTGGCCATCTCTAATTTCCCTTATTTTCAAAGCTCATTTTTCACCCTTTTTGGCCGCTTGTCGCCAAGTTTGATAAACAAAGTCCACGTAAACTTCACGGCCTTCTGAAAGCCAGCTTGAATTCATTAACTTAGTGCAGTTTTCACAATGGGTCAAAAACTCGTCTTCTATTTCTATTGCTAATTCGCATAATGCTTCAAAAGTGGCAAACTCATAATGTGCTTCATCGAAGATTGAAAAACCATCAGCTTTGCAGTTTTCAAAGTTTTGCGCAATCAGTATGGCTAACATAGCGTGATAATCATCGGCTTGATTTAGATTGCGAAGAGCCAAATAATGTGCAAAGTTGTCAGTGTGCTTGACTACGCTTTGTTTGTTGTAACGTGGGTTTTCCCATCTAATGGCGGCTCGTTCGCATAAGGCTGCCCACCATCTGGTTCTGTGAAACCATTGCACGCTAATCGAAGCGACTTCAGTTGCCCACGGTTTGTCTTTTAAGTGATCTTCAAAGCGTCGTAGCGGGTCGGTGCTGATCCCTACATAAAGCAAGTTGCCGTCAATGTCGAAGTGACGATATAGGGCTGTGGTCTCGAATCTCATTGCAGGCCTGCCATAACAAAGCAAAATGCGCTCAATGCGGAAGCAAAAATAATAAATAACATTTAGTGCCTTTTCCCGGCACGCTTAGTCAATTAGACTAGCTTTGCCGATAGTTTGGTTATCGGTTTAGAGGGCCAGCTAGTTTCTCATTTTCTAGCTGGCTCTCGTCTATTCTATCAAACCCATTTTTAGGGCTTCAAGATTACTAACTTGCCCAAGTGTTCAATGCTTCGCAAAACCTCAACTTCTGCCTTGCCGTAAGCAATCAACACACTAGGCGATTGCGCTGCTTGAGCTTCGCGCCCGTCAGGGGTGTGAAACTTTAGTCGGTTGTGAAAAAGGGTTTGAAATCTGCCTTAGCTTCGTGCCATGAGGTCAGCTCGCGGTTTAGCGTAGGTTGCAACATTTCAACACTTATTGCGAAATCAACGAATGCATCTGGGTCTGGATTGAGCTCTGCCTCGATCAGAATCAGCTCTAGCTTGGCATGCTGTGCCTCGTAAGTTTCGGCTTGGTTCATAGCTTCTAGGGCTTTGATTAGCGGGGTCAGGTCTAGCTTTTTCATTTATGCCGCCAATCGCTGACAAGGTTTGTTTTGACGGCAAGCAATGCACCCGCAGTTCATCGTTCATTCTCCTGACAGGCGTGGTCGCCTCCACAGCAGGGGCAGAAGTGTTTGTCGCACTCACACTCACCTTCGGTCAGCTTGCCCGCTGTAATCGCTTCTAGGCACTTGTCGCACTCGCAAGCGTCGCTGGTGGCGGTTAGGTATTGGGCAACACGGCCCTGTGTCACGCTCACTTGATAACCTCAATCAAATCAAAGATTGCTTTGCGCTCGTCGCCCAAAAACCAGGCTTTGGCATAAGAGGTCAAAACTTGGTTGCGCTCGCCGTTGAGCTTGAGCCATTTCACGCCGCCAGCGCGAGTTGCTTGCATTTGTTTCGTCAGGTTCTTCCATTGCTTACGCAAGGCCGTATAAGACTCGATTAAGTCAAACTCACGCGCCTCAGTTTCGCGCACCAAGCGTTCTTGCTCTTGTTCATACGTTTCGCTCATTTTTTGTTTTCCTTGTCAATTTCGATTTGTAAAATCTCGGTGTAAAGCGCCGGTGCAAGTTCTTTGATAACGCCCTTCAGCGCTTCCTTTGCATAGTCTGAATGCCCCGCCCAAACTACATAGTCAAGGCGCAGCACTCGTTCAATCTTGGCTTGCAAAAGCTGAGTGCCAAGGTCAAAGATTTCCTGCTCGGTTAGTGATCCGTAGGTGGCGCTCACTTGTCTAGTCCCTTGGCGAAGGTGAAAAGTATCTTTAGCAGGGCAAGGATGCCCACAGGGAAGCCGATAACCAGAATTAGCGCACCAACCCAGTCAGGCGTGTTTCGCGCCATCCAGTCGGCCGCCGGTGAGAACGCAAAGATAAACCCTGCGAGAAGTAGAAAACCTATGAGTTTCATTTGTTGCCTTTCAGGTTGTCAACCAACGACTGTTGGATGCGAACGGTTTGCGAGCTGAACACGATTGACTCGAGCTTGCCCTGTTTTATGTAGTTGCGGATAGTGTTCGGGTGAACCTTGAGCTGATTTGCAGCTTCGCGGATTGTGATTAGTTCCATGATTTCCTTTCGGGGTTTGTAACCGCCCGATTAGGCGGCCACCTCGTCTAGTCCAGCCCAGCAAACTTTGCAAAGTTCAGCTTCAAAACCTTTGGCAACTAGTTCTAAACGCATTTCAGTTTTGTTTGCAAAAATTGAAAATCCGCTACCTTCGAAGTTGCGGGCAATTAGGCTTTGAGCGATTACTCGACGCTGACCGCTACTGCGATTAGCAGTGCAAATTGTGTTGGTGTATCCGCCCCTTGACATATGGATTAGTGCGCCGGATGCTGTGTATCCGGCTTTTAGGTTGTGCTTGTTCATTTTTAGTCCCTCCAGACCGTTTAGAGCTATTTGCTCTATAAATAGATTAGCACAAAAGATACCAAAAGATAACAAAAAGCACAAAAAAGATTAGAAGTTATCTAACCGTTACAAACCCAAACTTGTTATCCAACAACACCCATTCACGCTTGACCTGACTCCAAACAGCTTCGGTCAGCGGATCTTGAAAACTTGACAACTTCCAACCGCGTTCTCTGGCCAGCGTTGCCGCCGTTGCCGACGCTTCGATTTCCTGATTGAACTGCGAACACAACACGATAAGGTTTGATGGCAGGTTACGAATCGAAGTCTTACCAGCCCCACCCATCTGCCTATTCACTCGATGTTGAGGCACAAGCGTGTCATCATCCAACCCGCAATGAAGGCAAGCCAAGTCTCGAGCTAAAAGTTTCTTGAACTCTTTCGGGGTCATACGCTCGACCGCGCCCCACCAAAACCGCCACCCTTGAAAGTCGCGCCAGGCGACTCAAACTTGCGAACAGTCACAACGCCACATTTCACACACTCAGGTTTGACTTCGGCCGCAAACATAGATCGCTCGGCAACATAGGTCAGGTCGCACTTAGGGCAGTAGTAGTTGTAAGTCACCCCACCAGCTTAAAGCAAAACCCCCTCAACGATTGTCAAGGGGGTCAGCTAGACCGGCATACTCACGGTCTCAGTCCTGGAGGGGGACACCCAACAGTTTACACCAACGCTTTATTTTGCGCTTGAGAGCCGGCTTCTGAAAGTGAAACCAATACTGTCGAGCTGTATAAATCTGAACACGAAGCGGCCATTGCTTAGTCATCATCGCCACCTTGAAATAAGACAGTCTCGGCGGTAACAGGTGCTTTATGCGCTAACGCATTCCACAACCCGATAGCCACCCAAAGACCTAACGCTAAACCGATAGCAGCCAAAGCCAGCAAGAAAAACCAAATCGTGTTCAAGATTTCAAATAACAATGTTTAGCTCTTTCTTGACAAACTCCCAGAAATCTTCCTGCCAGTTATCACGCTCGACAGGTGTTCCCCGCAACTTGCGGTTGTAATGAGTCTTACACAAACCGCGAGCGGTGTGAGGGCGGTCGCAATCAGCAACCGAGCAACCGTTAGTCATTGTCCCAAGCAGGCTCAACAATGCCACCCTTGACCATTCCAGCTGCGATTTCCAATGCCTCGATAAACTGCGGGTCGGAATCTGTTTCAATCGCTGAAGTGATAGCCACCGTCAGGCGGTCAAGCAAGTCGGCTTTGTAGTTTTCAAGCGCAGCGTCAATGCCGTCTTTGATAGCTCGCCCAAGGGTTGCTGTCGTGATTGTGATTTGAACTTCACTCATTACTGCTCCTCAAATAATTTGTTGTTAGCTTCCGTTGCCACGCGGTCGCGGGCACCGGCTGAGTAGCGGCCAGCATTGAAATACAGGCGCTCCCTTTTTTCTATGTCGGCAGAATCTAGGTGAGTCTTTCGACAAGGCTTCGGCTCGTAGTGCATCCCTCGACACACCGCTTCGGGGATGTGAGGTTTGCTGCTAAAAGTCATTAGCCTTTCAGCTTCAAGTTTGTCATTGACGAAACATTTGCAAGTCACGCGACACTCCAAACCAAAGCCTTGCGGCCTGATGCGGTGCGACTGAAACCGACCGGCGCAACCAAGCGCAATTGATACAACTCGGCACGGCGTGAGCGCACACCAGAAGCCGAAGCTCTGGGCGCGTCACCGACGATACGGCCGACCTCATAAGCGGCAACTAACTGCTCGTCGGTCATAGGGCGTGTGAGCAACTTGAGAATAAACTGTTGTGTTGCGGTTACAGCGGTTACTGATTCGGCAGCTTCGTGCGAAGTGTGCGGATCATTAGCTCTAGCGTGAGGCATTATTACTCCTAAGAAAGTTGAGTTCGGCTTTGTCTCGCCCGCGTTGGCGAGCCAGTTCGAGGATGAGCGTATAGTGTTCATCGCGTAGGTTGGCAAGTTTGCGGTCAGCCTCAAAGCGAAAAATTGAAACAAGGCCAACGGTTATGCCGGTGTTGATTAAAAAGAATCCCAAAACTAGATACTCCATTAGTGCACCTGCACTTCGTCAACTTGGCTGATGTAAATCGGGCTTGGTGAGTTCTCAAAAATGACCGAGAGAATCTCATAGTCGTTTGCGGCGGCCGTGTAAACCAACGACTTGACTGTGCCTGAAATGTCTAGCGGGTCAGAGGACTGACCACCTTTGCGAACTGAAATGAAGTCGCCAACACGAGGGATGAACATTACTTCACCTCAGCTTTGCGAGCAAAGATTAGAGCTTTCAAAGTTGTTCCTTTGAATGGCACTTCGGCTAATCCGGCGTTAGCGATTTCAGTCCAAGCGTTCTTGAGTTCAGCCTGGGTAGTTGCCGACTTGATAACCTCAGCCCAATCGACTAGCCCACCAAGGTCAACAGCAATCTTGCCAATCTCGTATGAGTCGTGGTCAGGGTCTGGCTCGTCAGTTGGCAGGCACAGCAGCTGAAGCAAGAAGGTGCGGTAAGCCACGCTCATAGCTTTAGCAGTTGCCTTGTCGCCTGAGTCAAAAGCCTCGGCAGCAACAACACCCGAAATTGGGTCGCCCTCAGATCCATAAACCGAATACTTGACTGTTAGGCGAACCACATTTAGCGACTTGCCCGAAGCTGATGGAACAGCGGTGTTGTCAATGGTGAGAACTTCCGGTGAAACGAAACCGCCAGCCTTGCGAAAAGCTGGGCCGACTGCGTTCATTACTGCGTCAATGCCTCGAAAGTTGAAGCCTTGACTTTGGTTCTTATCTTTTTTAGCAACCGAGTTGACCTCGGCCATTACGGTCACAATGACTTGTTGAGCGTTGCTCATTTTGTTACCCTCCATTTGTTTTGTTATTTGGTTAGTTTTGCGAGGCGAGCCTGGCGGATTTCTAGTTGAAGTTTGATGTCAAACACCCAAGGGTTAGTTGAGTCAATTTCTGCAAGCCGGCGCTTTAAGTGAGCAATAGCAACTTTTAGAGTTTCAAGGCTTGACACTATGCAGCCACCTCAAAAGTTGTTTCGAGGGTGAACACAGCTGGGTAGCGGTAACGGTCTTTTGCAATGTCCAAAAGCTCAAGATCTAGTGAGTCGCCAAACGCGCCCATGTTGATTTTTAGAGCAGTAACTTTGTAAAACTTTTTAGCAATAATAAGAATGTCGTTGATGTTTAGTTCGGTTGCAATCTTGCTGTTCATTTTGTGTCCCTCCAGACTGTGTCAGCAATTTGCTAACAAGATAAATCTAGCACGCTTTGTTATCTTTTGTAACCAAATAGGCAAAGTTTTAGATAACAATCAGGTAACAAAAAACTCGCCGCCTAAAAGTAGACAACGAGCTTTTCGTAAAGCACCCTCGACGATGCACTAAAAGGTTATAGCTTTATGACCGAACCAGCAAATCCGCTGCGGTCAACCGGAATGAGCAACAGCCCAGGGTCAGAATCCTCACCAGAGTTTAGGCGAAACCAATCCGAACCGTTGTCAAGTGTTGGGCATTGCACAATGTAACGCGACCGCCCCGCCTTGCGCCCAGACTCAATAACTCGAAGATGATGCCAATGGCCATGCACCAAAAGGTCAGCGTCTTTCACAGCTTGATCGCCGTGAGATTGTCCGCGCCACCAACCCGCCATCTGCTCAGGGCGGTTAGCTTGGTGACCGTGAACCAAACCAACAATAAAACTTTGGTCGCCAAACACATCCAAAGCAAGAGACTCGTCGAACTCGCGCGGCTCAAAAAACTGCACCGGCAAACCAACCTCTTTAGCCAACCGAGCAAGTTGTCTTTGAATGTGAATGCCCCAGTCGTCCTTCGGCGTTCCCAGTCGAGTTTTACCTGACCGCCATTGACAATGATTAGAGCCAACCGAGGCCGCAACCACAGGCGCAAACTTTGACATTAGCTTCAGGGTTTCCCACTCAAAGGTTGCTTCAAGATCGACCTGCTCCATCAGCGAAAGGTCATTCGTTCGCATAGGATTACCGCCCGATTCGAAACCTTCAATCGAGTCACCAACATTCAAAAAATAGAGTTTTGAATATTTGTTCTTTTTTAGGTGAGCTTCTAGTTTTGCCTGGCGGTCTGCGATACGAGCGATAAGTTCTTTTGTCCCACCAGCCGACCCAACCTTGCCAGTTTGAGTGTCTGACCAACACACCAGCAACACCCTCTCAGCGGTCACTAAAGGCGGTGTAGAGGGCTTAGTCTTGCGAGCTTGAGCAAATAGCAGGGGCAGGTCAATCGACACCGCCTTGAGGCGAAAAGTGAATCTGAAGCTAGTCAGCCACTCGCCACCCTCACGCTGTTGCCACTTTGAAGTTTTGACAGTATTCCCAACAACCTCGTAGACATCAGGGTCATAACCTGCCGATCGCAAAAACTCATCAAAGTTAGGCTCATCATAAAGCCCCTGAGTTGTTGCCTCACCCAGCCCAGTCGTCTCATCAAACTCGACAGCCGGCCGCCAACCCGAAGGCGAACTAACCTTCGGAGCGATATTGACTAGGTCGTCAAGCACCGAGACATTCCTTGCGGGCGTGGCGCGTGATAGTGTTCGGCGCTATCTTGTAACCGTTCTTATTTAGCACGCGAGCAATAGCGGCCTTTGGCACTTCTGGGTCAGCGATACGAGCGGCCAACAGTTTCGCTTCATCAGGTGCAAGCCCTGCAAGCAATCGGCAAACCGTGCAAATCGAACCGAGCTGTGACTTGAAATTATCTTCGTTTTTTAGTTCTTCTAGAAATGACATACGCTTTACCCTCCATTAGTCGAAACGCTCAACTAAGCGTTCAAGGTTAGCCTATACCATAGCCTCAGCTATACCCAAGTGATTGTGCGCGCCACGCCATTCTTATCAATAGTTCGCAACTGGTTAGTTGTAGTGTTCAACCAAATCTGCCCAACCTTCGGGTCAGTAATGTCATCAGTTGTCAAACCTGTCACAACAATAGAGTCGGTGTTGATAATGGGATACACCGTCGCATAAAAACGGTTCACATTCTCCAACTTCTGAATGCGTTTTACCAGATCACCAAAGATTGCTTGCAACGCTGGAGGCAAGTTCACGAATGACATTAGACAGCGCCTTTCTGAGTCAAAGTTAGAATCGCCCGCTCGCCCTGATTGTTCTCGCCAGGCGTTACCGAGATAGAAACAATGCGATAGTAGTCGTCAACCTGACCGGCACGGTCGTCGTTTATCCTCACGCGCACATCATCGCCCAAGTTGTAGCTGCCAAGAATCGGGTCAACATAAGGCGGGTAAGTAATCTTCAAAGATTGTGGCGGGTTCTTGACAGCGGCCAACTGACCCGCCGCCAAGTTGTCCAACAAAGTTTGGTTCGAAACATCGCCATAGTTTGTTGCACCCTCAAGCAGCGGCCAACCAGCCAAATACTGCGCAGGGTCAAAAGCGTAACGATTCAACTTGCCCTGCCCATTACCCACACCCACAGCATAAATAAAGTTCGAAGCAAGCGTTCCATCCTCAAGCAAAGTGTATTCAACCACATTGCCAGGGAACTCGAGAACAGGGGCAGTTGCGTTCGTTGAACTGTAAGCCGTGCCGAGTCTTGGGTAACCAATAGTGAAAGTTTTAGTCGGATTGAAAGCGCCATCATAAGCAACCTTGATTTTGAAATCAAACCCAGTCGTCGAAGCGTGAGACAAATCTTGAATAGCAGCCAAAACCGATTTCAACTCTGCGTCGAAATAAGTTTTAGAAATCGTTGCACCAGATAGCTCAGTCCCAGTTACAACGCCAAGGTTTGAGTTGGGTGTGACAGTAGAGTTTTGTGCAATCTGAATGAGTGACCGAGCAATCAAAAGCGGGTCAGCGTTTTTGTAAACCTGCGAACCTGTCGTGCCGGTGTTTGCAATAATCTTGCGCCGATCGAAATAAGACTCAAACTCTGAAGCGTTGAAAGTGACGTGCTGTGAAGTTGAGTTGTAATCTCTCGCCCAAACAATGCCACCCCAAACCAAAGTCGGAGTGCCGCCATCGCTAAAGCGTTCCACATAGACAGCAGTTCGGGCGGGTTGTGTCGAACCCCAGATGTTTAAATAGGTTTGTGTTGCGTCAGTAACCAACAGCGTGCCAGTAAACGAACCCGCACCGTTCAGAACAGAACTAAAACTCACCGCAGTTAGTGGCAGTTCAGCAAGAATCTGATTAGTTACTAAATCCGCAAAAAGGTAACGGTAAGTTGTTGGAACAGTCATCGCCTAGCCTTTCGGCGTAGCGTCAAACTCCGCGTCAACTTCAGCCAAAGTAACATTGCCACGCTCACGAATAACAAGCGCCGCAACCTTAGTCAACACGCCCACAACAGGGGTCACAACAGTCGCAACCAACACTTCTAAAGTGTTTCCCTGCGCGGCAAAGATTGACCCCGCACCGGCGAGCGCAAGCCCAGCGGCCAACCAACCCGAGCGCTTTAGAATTTCTAAAACAACAGCCTTATTCATTTCGCACCTTTCAACTTGCCATACCCCAAAACATAAGCGTAACCGATTGAATGACCATACTCAGAAACCAAGCCAGGGGCAGGGGTTGTCGAATCAGCCGACACAACCCAAACACCATTCTTATCAGCTTTGATAACAATCCCAACATGGTCGTGATTGATAGTGCCATGCCCCATTGTTGCCTTTGGGTTCTTGCCGGCAGTTTCCCAGTCAAAAATAACTAGGTCGTCAGGTTGCGGAATCCCAGTTGTAAACCAAGCCTTCTTGTGTTGAAAATAGCTGACAAGTTCGCCACAACTTACGATTTCAGGCTTGATACCGTAAATGTAACTAACCGCGGCCGCACAATCGTATTCGTGACCCTGCGCCCAAACAGTCGGAAGCCAAGGCAAAGTCTTGCGAGGCTTGCCAATAAAAGTTCTGAGCTTATCAAAATGTGTCATTATTCTCCTAGTTTAGGTTTATGTTAAAAGCTACCAAGCCAAGCGCGGTCACAACAAAAGTCAGCGCACCAACCGCCATCCAAACCTTTTTCTCAAGATTACGAAGCCGGCTAAACACTTCCACCAAAGACTCGTCAAGTCTTACCTGCGCTTGAGTCACATTCGCCAGCACCGCGTTAGTTGCCTCGATTTCACGCAACCGAGTTTCATGGTCTTGAATACTGATTTTGTGGTCGTCAAGTTTCTGATCTATACGCTCTACAAGTTTGACCAGTGGAATGGCCCAAGATGGTGTCGGCTCGTCAGACATTATGACCAAGCCCCAAGACTGGTGAAGCCTAAGCCAGCAATAGGCGTGGCCTTCATCCAAGAGTTAGACAGACCTTGAACAGCGGTCAAGTTTGATACAGAGCTGAAACCAATCTGAGGGTTAAAAATCCCTGAACCCAAAGTTCGGAAAATACCTTTGAAATAAACGTTTTGATACACCGTGTTATTTGTTGTTGAGTTAGTGATTGTTGTTGCACCATTTACACCAGTATTGAAACTGAAGCTAGTAGTTGCAGGTGATTGCGTAAAGCTAACGTTTGCTCCAGTATTGACCAAAAAGTTGGCGCTAGTTTGTGGCGAAGAATAACTTAGCTGAAAGTTAGTGGTCAAACCAGTTGCACCGATTGTGAACTGATAGCGAAAATAACCTTCAATTTCATAAGTCGTATTAGCGGCCAAAGTCAAACCTGCACCCGAAGCGGCATAAATGTTTTGTAGCGAAGTCGTTGGAGTGGCGACCGTGTAGTTGCTGTTCGAAACGTAGTAGCTGTAATTCAAAACGCTGTTCTGCACCGGCAAACGACGATCAGTAATGTTTGCAGTCGTGATTGTAGTTGCGTTAGCCGCCACAGCAATCTGAGCCAAAACCAAAGAGTTAGCCGGCGTTGCAGGCACAGCAGGCGAAGCAGCTGGAGTTCCCGCAACAGTAGTGAAAACCACGTTGTTCAAACTGCCCGAATACTGAGCATCGTTCACCGTTGCAACAATTAGGTCAATGCGCGGGTTAGTTGTATCCGAAGTTGTGATTGTTTGCACAACAGTTGCATCGTTGTAAACGCCATACACGCCCGCATTTGAAGTTCCCGAAACAATCGCACCCCACCCAGCCGCAATATTCACCGTCATGTTAGGCGAAGCCTGAGCAGTGACTGTTAACGAAGTTGCACCAATAACACCAGTCGAACCTAAAATAGCCTGCTGATTCACGCGGTCAGCCTGCGCCGTATAAGTGCCAGCTTGCAACCAACTTGGAGGCGAAATAAGAGCCATTGAAATTCCTTCTAAACGTAACTGTTGCTGTAAGTAATACTAGCCGAAGTAATTCCAATGCTATAAGCCGTGCCGTTGAAATAAAGAGCGTTCAAACCTGGCTGAATGTCAAACCAACTAGAACCATTAGACAACAAGTTGCGCTTATTAGTGGTCACACCTGTAACCGCGCTAGTCACAGTCACAGTTTTGTTAGTCAAATCCAAAGTCAAAGTGTCAGTGCTTGCCAACGTTGTATTCACAGTCAAGTATTTATTCTGAGTCACCGAACCAATGTTCGGATTAGTCACAGGCCCAACAATCGAAACAACGCCACCCGAATTCACACGCCCCAAGTTAGTTGTGTAAGTTTGCACTTGGTTAGACCCGCCACCATACGAATAACTAAAAGTTTTAGAATAAACACGGCCCGACAAAACTTGAGGTGACAAACTTACAACTGTAGCTGTAGCGTCAAAATAACGCGGGTCAGGGCTATAAAAAGTCCACTGCGACCGAATCATGCCCAACGTGTAATCAACGTCAACCAAAGTCCTATTAGCCCTGACACGAGCGTTTATAGTCTTGAGCGAATCAGTCGGTGACAACTGAAATTGCAAAGCCTGAGTGCCTTGCTGTTGAGGCAACAACGCCGATTGCAAAAGATTGAAGTTCACCTGCGCCGAGTTACCATTGCCCGCAAAAGTGTGAATCGTCATCACAATAGAACGGCCATCATAAAAATCACGCCCAGAAAAAGCGCCGTCATTGAAACCACGGTTGTCATCCTGCACACGCAAGCCCAGGCAAAGACTCTAAACCGTCGATGTCTAAAATTGCGTAAGGTGTTCCAGCCCCAAAAACAAAACTGCCAAACTGAAACTGATAGTTAGTCAACGCCATTAGAAACTCCCTGCCGAAACACCAAACTTGATAGCCGAAACAACTGCTTGCGCTGTTTGTGCAGGGCTTGCGTTACTTGTCATACTGACCGGCGCGTTGATAGTCACCATCGAGTTAGCTCCAACCACATTCTGACCGCCCGAAGTTGAACCCAAAGCAAGCAACTGTTTAGCATCCAACGAAGTTTTAGAACCCGTGATAAATGAGCCAGCGCCCAAAGTTTGCGCTTGCGAAAATGACGATTTTAGATCGGCTTGAGTTTTACCGCTTGCGCCCAAAATACTTTGAGCCATAGCATCGCCAACTTCAGGGCCTTGAGCAACCACTTGCTGAATAAACAACTCGCTGAAACCTGCACCCGCCAAAGCAGCCGTGTCACGCGCAAGCTGTTGAATCTTTGCCAACTTATCTTTGAGTGAAGCCAGCAACGAATCAGCCGAAGTATCGCCCTGCTCTTGCATAGTTGCAAACATTGAACCAATGTCCACCTGAGCGGCTGTTTGGAAAGCGCTCCGCAAGCTCTCAACAGACTTCTCGACAATAGATTTCAGTTTGTCGGCCAAAGCCTGCTGTTGTTTAGCAATAGTTTCAGCGTGTTTCTTAGCAACAGCCGCCAACTTGTCAGCGTGAGATTGAGAAGCACCTGCCGCCTTAGCACTAGCGCCCGAAGAAAGAGAAGCACCAGTTCCAGCTTCCAGACCAGGAATGCTTGCAATCTCTGACTTAGCTTTAGCAATTGCGCTTGTATCAGTTTTGACCGTCACAGTTGGCGCAGCATGAATACCCAACAAACTCATCAAATCGTTGATAAGGGGTTGTAACACACCAGACCAAATAGGGCCAATAATGTTTTGCAAAGCCTGAAAAGCAAACACAACAGTATTGCTAATAACATCAGCCAACAAACCCATGAACTTAGTCAAGTTGATAACCATAGGCACAAGATAAGTTGACAGCTCGCCTGACAACATTTTGATAATAGGAATTAAGATTTTCTCTAAAACCAAAACCAATGGCGGCAAGATAGCTTTTAGCAAAGGTTCAATAACTTTCATCAACGAAAGAAACGCGGGCATAAGCGCAACCAACAAATCTTTAGCCAATGGCATGACCGCTTTCATCAACATTTGCATTAGCTGAATCAAAGGCGGGAACACCTGTTTTATGAGCGGGGTCATAATAGGGACAAGACTTGAAATGCCTTTAGCCATCATTGCAAAAACAGGGGTCAGACTTTGCACAACAGGAACTAGGGCCTTCAACACCGGCATAAGGGCGTTACCAACAGCAATCTTCATCTGCTCAAACGCAACACTCATACGCTTGTAAGGGTCAGAGTCAGCCGCCGTTTTAGCCGCGCCACCAAACTGCTGTTGCAATGCGGCGAACTTGTCAGTGGAGTTTTTCACTGACGGCGCTAGTTTGTTTAGAGCAGTGTTGCTACCCTCAAAGGCTTTAGCCATCGCCATGGAAACAGTTGTTAGGTCTTTGCCCGTTCCAGCCGCAACATCCAAAGCAAGTTTTTGCATAGCCAAAGCCTTGTTTGAATCGTGAGTTGAACGAACAAAAATGTCAAACGCCGGTCGAATGTTTGTGGCAAAAACACCAGACATTTGACTGAGCGACTCAATCTGTTTATCAACTTGCTCGACTTGTTCTTTACCAGCACCAGTTGCGTTCTTCATAGTCAAAGCCATAATCTGCAAAGACTTAGAGTTTTCGACAGCGGCGTGGCCAGCCTCACCTAAAAACTTGGTAACTTCAGCAACAGCCATGAAACCAACGGCGGCGCTAGCAATGCCCTTCAAGGCCGCGCCAAAACCTTTAGCACTTTCAGACTCGCGTTTAGCAGTTGAACCCACCGACTCTAGTTGCGCTTTGACCTTAGTCATCTCAGCGGTCAGGTTGCCAGTATCGGCCTTGATTTCGATAACCATTTGTTCTAAAGGTGTAGCCATTAGCTATGCATCCTTTCAACAAACTTTTTTGTAAACAAAGCGGTCATGCCTGGTCGCTCTTGATCAAACGAAGGCTTTAGATAAGGATACTGCACGCCCGATTTCCACCTTGGGTTTCCAAGTTCAAGTGAGCGCGAATAGACCATTGTTGGAAATACTGAAGCAATGTAAGAGCCAGTCTCATGTCTTAGGTCTGTAAACATAGAGCGAGACAAAGCGCCGGTCACGCGGTTCGGATAACCGCCATCGCCTTTAGTAATGTGACCAACGCCGCGAGGGTGAGTGGTTGTGTTTAGGTTCTTTTTGACCCTACGCTCCAAAGACAAGCCAACTTGACCCACCGCATACAAAGCGGCCTTGTCAATCTTGGTTGCGGCAGTTGTGATTTTAGCAATGACTTCACTCATGTTTTTTATGTTCATGTGAAAGCCTTCACTCACTAGACTTCACCTCATCCACTACTTCACCAATCGCCAACAGCCAGTCTAACAAAACCACAGGTTGCTCATCGACGACGCTAGGCGGCCAGCCAAAGCGTTCGGCCAACATAAAGTAACGAAGCTCCCGGTCAGGGTATTCAAGCCCCTCACGGCGCTCCTGACCCTTGAACAGAGTCCTTAGTCGGTCGAGCTTACGGCCGTCGCTTTTGGGTCGGTGACATCCTTCAAAGCAGGGAACAGGGCGGGCATTATTGCGGTGGCCTCAGCTTCAAGCGCGTCATAGTCTCCCAAGGTTAGTTCACCCAGCGAGTCAAGTTTTACACTTGGCGGCAACAATTCAAACGACCATTCTTCAACCAAGATAGCAATAAGAGTTTTAGCCAACTGAGAAGCCGACTCAGCGTTAGCCTCAGTCAGAATCGGATAGAGTTTGTCGCGGTCTTTCTGACGAAGCTCCGACGCTTCTCTCAAAGTTGCGGTTGCGCCTGACGGCAATTTTATTTCTTTAGACATTAGTAACCCTTCAATCCCCTACCTAAATAAAAGGCGAACCGGCGGCGGAAGGGGGAAGCCGCCAGCCCGCCAGCTTCTATTGGTAAGTGCCAGAGGTTACAGCGTTTTGGAAAGTCCACTTGATGTTGTTGTAACCTGCGGTTGCGCCAGCATCAGTTGTGTTCCCAAGGCCTTCAAACTCAATCATCACCTGAACAAAGTCTTTCGTGCGCTCAATCTGTGCAACGGTGTAAGCACCCTTAGTCAAGGTGTATTGAATCTGAGTTGCAGTCGCACCTGAACCGTTAGTCCAGTTCACGGTGATAGCAGGCTGAGTGTTGCTTAGGAAGTTTGTGAGCTGAGTGTCATCCTCCATTACGAAAGTGAACTTGCCCTTGGTTTCTAGCGCACCAACAAAAACCGAGTAAGGCTGTTGAGTTGAGCCGCTTGAAGTTCCGATTGCGTAAACAGGGTTAACAGGGCGAGTCAAGTTGATTTCACCAGACACCGAGTTAGCAACAACCGAACCACCGATTGTTACCTGAGCCTGCCAAGTTGGAACAGGTGTCAAAGTTGAGAAGCTAGGGGTTGGTGTTGAGACTGTCGCTGATCCCCAGCTTGTGCCTTTTGCGTCATAGTCGAGCAGACCCTCAGCCGAGAAAGTTAGTGTTAGGTCGTGGATGCGGCAACCAGGGTATGAACGAACCTGGGCTGCATAAAAGTCAGTCAAAGTTAGTGAGGTTGGTTGAACATCTGCACCAGTTGTCGAAGCGTTCTTTAGGCTAACGGTGTGAGTGAATGGGGCGCTTGCGCCGGTCGTAGTAACCGAACCTAGTAGCGCGGCAACAGCCCAAGGGAAAGTGTCTGCAAAAACAGGGCCACCAAACTCGACAGTTGCACGGCGGCGACCTTGAACATAAGCAAAGTTTTTGACAACCGAACCGCGCAAGCCTTCATCAAATAGCGGGTCAATAAGGTCTTGCACCTTGAGCTTGCTGACCGCAACAGGGATGTAGGTGCTAGGCGCAACAGCCGTTCCGTGCGTCGCTTCTTTAGCAACGCCAATATAACTTCTGTGGGTGTTTTGAACGGCCATTAGTTAGTTCCTTCTTCGACAGTTACAGGGGCTTCTTCAATAGTAGCAGGGGCAATTTCGGGGACAGGGGTCAAGTCAATCTCAGGCTCGATAATGCTGGCAACCTTTTTGATCTTGCCTGTTAGCGTCACAAACTCTGAAACAAAATCGTCAGGCGCATCGAAAGAATCTCCCACATCGACAGTTACGCCGATAGTGGGAAAGACAGTTGTCTGCTCGCCGGTGAAAGTAAAAGTTGCCATGTTAGCTCCTAAGCCTGAATCATTTGTGTAACTCTAAAAACAATACTAACCCAGCCGTTTACCGTGCCGAAGTCGTTCATTGTCGGCTCGCCATAACTAACCGAAACCGAACCAGTTCCCTCGGCGGCCTCCCAGATAATCGAGCCGTCAGTCTTACCGAGTCTGTGATTGCCCGAACGCAATCGGTCTTTCACCGCGTCAACCAAAGCGTCAAAGTCATTCATTGTGTCCTCAGCTTTTGGATAAAAACCCTCGGTGAAAAGTTGCAAGTCAATGTCATAATCAATGCGCTTCCAGCCTGAGCTTGCTCCGCCGACCGCAATCCTAGACTCAGCTTCGTTCATAATGTAGACCACGGCGGCCGCGCGAAACAACTGCCCCGCCGTAGCGTTCTCTTGCAACTGGGCAAGCTTAGGGAAGGTCGTGTGAATCTTATTTAAGTTCGGAATAGCCGCGTCACGAATGTAAGAAACAACCGCGTCACGAACCTCAGCCCTACTCAACGAACCCTCACAAACGGCTTCAGAAGTTCTTTAGCGTGATCCATGTCAGGGCCTTGCAAACTAGAGAAACCAACAGCCGCGCCCACACGGTTGCCCATACCCATAGTCAAAGCCGAATCGCCACGAACCTTGAGGTAAGAAGCGGTTATCAAAATGCAAGCCTCTTGAATAGCAGCTGGAAGCGCGCTCGCCGAAATGCCCGCAAGGTGAGAATAAAGCAACGCTGAAACTAGAGGCACAGTTGCCGAACCAAAGGTATAGTTCGAGGCCACCGTGACACGCTCAGTCAGCTCACCGTCAAACAAAGTAAAAGTTGTTCCAGGGAGCAAACCAGTCGGGTCAGCCACAGTCAACGAAGTTGCACCGGCGGTCAAAGCGCCCGCCGTTGTTGTAATCGCATAGCCGTTCACATAAGAATAGTTACAGTAAACACGATTACCAGCAATCGAACCAGCCGAAAAAGACAACGCGCCTTGGCTCGAATAAGTGAGGTTTGCGTTGTTGTAAGGGTAAACAATTTGCTGATCTTCCAACCACGCATAAGACACATCCGGCACAGCTGTCAAACTTTGCTGGTTGTAACCAACCTTTAGCGAAGTCAAAGCAACAATAGGAAAATACTTAGGGTGAAGAATCAGCTGACCCTCACGGTCAACACGCGCCCGCTGTTGCTCAATGTCAACAGTCGCACCAATAACCTGTTCGCAGTATTGGTCAATGAACGATGAAGCACGAGTAATAGCGTTCGATAGTTCAGCATCCTGAGCGGACTGATTGCCACCAACAACAAGGTTCGTATAGTCAAGCGCAGTCGGAGCTTGCTTGAAAGTGTCAAGAGTGATGTAAGGCTTAGACACCTGACGGCTGTTAGGACTATACGCGTTGCTCATTAGTTGACCTGCCCACACTTACTACATTTGCGAAAAACCGAATTGAAACCACAAGGGCAAGGATACCCCACCACCGCAGCGCCCGAATAGTCAGCGACTTTCGTAAACCCTTCAGAGAGAGCCTGCTTCAAATCGCGCGGGTTGTTGATGTTGATGAAACCTGTTTTGTCTGCGTCATAACTTCGAGTGCCACGATCCGTTTGAATGTCAATCCCTTTGACACCGTTCGGGCCAAAAACTCTAGCCATTTGTTATCCCTTCATTTGTAAAAGTAAAGGGCGAGGCAACCGAAGTCACCCCGCCCTTCACAGGTCGAACTAGGCGGCTTTGATACCGGTCACTAGAGCGTTGTAGGTTGGGGCGTAGCCTACGAGAGTTCCACGCACATAGGTGCTGTAGTCGTATGACTGTTGGATTACAGGCCATGACTGACCTAGGTAGTCCTGCGGGCCAACCCAAGCCCAGGTTTCGCTGATGTTGCTGTCAGGCAATGGCAAGGTGTAAGACAAGACCATTGATGCGCCCTGCTCAAGCCATGGGTGAACCTCTAGAGGAACGTTCTTGCCTGTTACTTCGTTGACAAGCGAACCAACAACTGCGCCACCAATGTAGCCTCCAACTTCATCCTGAGACAAGTTGATACGGTAAGCGCTGTTTGAACCAGCCGACTTGATTGCATCTGAGAGCTGCTTGCGGTCTGCACCGTTTAGCCAGATAGCGTCATAGTCAGCCTTTACAGCGGCGTAACCGTTAGCAAACACGGTCTGGTATTCTGCGCCAGGGTTCGTGGTTGAGAACGTGCCGTTGATGTTGTTGACCTGACCGCCACCCGCAAAAGTCTGCGGGATAATGCCGTCAAAGCTGTTAGCCATAGCCGAAGTGTCAACCGTTGAAGGCTGTGCGCCAGTTGTTGCAAGAGTTCCCTGCAAGGTGTAGGTGAATGAACCAGTGCGGCCTTGGTAGTAAGTGTTAGCCACACCAGTTGAAGCACCTGCATAAATGTTGTAACCAACAGCGCCGGTGATAGCAGCTGAAACAGTTACGTCAACAACCTGACCCGAAGTTGGGGTTACAGTCTGAACGCTTGAAGCAACAGATTCACCGAACAAACCAGCATCGCTCGAAGCATAAACATAGATTGCTGAAGCTGGCAAAGCAGTTTCGCCAGCAACCTTTGCACGAGCGGTGAGGGTAATGGTTGGAGCGCCAACAGCAGCCGAACGACCATACAAGAAAGCCTTCTCTTCAAACAACATGGTTGCATAAAGGGTTGACTGAGCAGATAGCTGACGAAGGTCTTGGAAACCAAGGCCTGAGAAGTTAGCGTCAAAGCTTACAGTGTCCGACAAACCATAGGTTGCATAGTTGAAGGTCTGGTCATAAGCGGTGTAGCTAATCTTCTTACCGCGCTGAAGTGAAAGCGATCCAAACGAGTTGGTTGCGCCTTCAGCTTGGAAAGCGTTGATGTCAGCCTGACCGCCAGTGCCAGTTCCGGTGAAACCAGAAATAACCTTGGTGCGGTGCGCAGTTCCAATACCCTTTTTACGAACAATCTTGTTGCGTAGCGGGGTTGGGCGTGGAGTTAGAAGTTTGGCAGGTGCTTCAAGATCGTAAGCCGCGAAGCTCGACGATAGAGGAGCGGTCAAACCAATGTCCTTCACAATGTTCTGCTGTGCATCCATCTGCACGGCTAGAGCGTTGTTTAGGGCGGCAACGGTGTCAGCTGAGAAAGACTTGTTAGCAGCAAGTGCCTGCAAAGTCGAAACAGCGTCAACCTGCGGGGCAGGTGCAGCGCCAGGGGTTGAGCCTGGGTTTGAGAAACTCTTGTTTAGAGCCTCGGTGAACTCGTCAAAGCGGGCAGCAGCTTTCTTAGCTGAACCTGCATCGGCGAACATATCCATAACTGGAATGGTCATTTTGCGTTTTCCTTTCGTGCCTTAGCTTCCAAACCTTCAGCAATCTCAATCCAACCTTGCTTTAGAGCGCGGTCAGTAATTGCAGGGTTTGCAGCTTTAGCTCGGTAATCTGCTGCTTTCAACAACAGGTCTGAGTTTTTGTTTGAGGCAGACATACCCATTCGGGCAGGGCCACCGCTGACGGCTTTTGCTAAAGCAACTTCGAGTTCGGCTTTTAGTTCTACAGACTTAGCGACCTCGGCCTCAAGCGCCGATTTCATTGAGTCGATCTCTGAACTAACAGCAGCCTTCGCCGCGTCAATTGCTTTCTCTAAAACACTTTCAACCTGTGTTGGGTCGAGTGTCAGACTTTTACCTGCATAGATAGCTTCGACATCTGAGTCATCCTCATCGTCCATCATCATCATGCCGTCGTCGCCAGTAATAGCAGGGTTTGGGTTTGCAACTTCGCCGTTTTCGACTTCGCCGTTATACCAGCAATAAAGTCGTTTCGTTGCGCCGAGCAAGTCTTTGATTGACTCGCGCTCGTCAGAACCAGCTTTCATTTCGCCAGCTTCAATAATAATCAGGTCGCCGATAGCGTTGATGGCTGCGTCAAAAGTTGCTTGGTCAAACTTGTTGACAGTTGAAAGCAACGACTTGGCCGCTTCAACGATTGCAACCTCTGGGGTTACTTCCTCAACAACTTCCTCAACAACTGGGGTTTCTTCAACAACCTCAGTCTCAAGAATCTCAGGCTCGACAGTCTCAACAACAGTCTCAACAGTTTCCTCAGACTTGAACAAGTCCGAAGGCTTTGGCACTTCTATATTCACGGCGGTCAACTTTCCTAGGTCATCAGCTTTTGCCAACATTAGTTTAGCGTTAGGGTTTGCGGGGCGGTCAACCAGGCTGACCTCAACAACAGTTCCGCCAACGATTCTGCCACCGATAGCTTTGTCATCACGCACAACACGCGCGCCACGAACACCGATAGAGAAGCCCTTCAAGACTCCGTGCTTGACCTTAAGAACAGAGTTAGGGTCAACAACATGAGCGCGAATATAGAAGCCGTCAGCTTTTTCCTCAAGCTCTTTTGCAACACCTGCCGCAATGCTTGAGTGTTGCTCACGAATGTTGCCACCGGCGGCCATCCAATCAGGCATAGCCGACTTCATCCAAGCGTTGTCCACAATCTGCATATCCGCGTCAAGCGACTCGTCGGTTGCTTTGCCGTAAACAATCATTGTGCCGTCAGGCTGCTCGTCAGCCTTTGTTATAGCGGCGTAACCAAAACCAAGTTCAGCCATGTTTAGACTCCCGAGTAAGTGATAACGACTGCGCCTGCGGTTGTGCCGGCGGCTGAGATTCCCCAAACGGTGTCACCCGAAGAAAGCCAAAGCTGGAATGTTCCCGCGGCGGCGATTGAGTGTCCACGAGTTGCGCCCGAAGTTGTGATGGTGTTGTCACCGATAAAGATTGCGGCCGAGTCTAGGTTCTGAAACTGAACAGCAACAGGGTTAGAAATACCACCTGAAATCGTGAACAGTTTGGTTGCGCTAGTGCCAACCGTTGCGTTTATGTGAACCAATGCCATTAGAGAACCACTTTCCAAACAGGGGCAGAATCAAGTCCGAGCAACCATTGACTCATAAGCCTATGGTGTCCGTCAATAACAATCATACTTCCCCCGATTTCTATGACGAGGGCGTAGGTGCGGTAAGGCTTCAGAGCTTGCCCCATCGCCTCAATGTGTTTGCGAACTTTTTTGACTTTTAGCAACGGTGAAGTTCCTACAAGGTCGGCGAGCGCAACAACTTCAAGAACGGCTTCCTCCCAAATAGCAGGGTCAAACTCTGGGACTGCGACCACAGGAAAAGGGATTGGCACAAGGCCGTCAGTTGCGGGCATAGCGTCTAAGCGAGCCAAAGCAAGTTCCATGTCTGACTTGTCAGGCACAAACTTAGTTATCGTCGCACGGTCTGATAGTTCAATAGCGTTTTCATCGACCGGTGCGTTGTCATCCAAACCTTCAATGACCGGCAAGATTGAACAGCGACAGTTGGCGTGACCAGGCGGTTCAGTATCGCCCGAATCAAACTCTTGACCCCAAGCGATAGGGCCTTGGTCAATGTTAGGTTGACAGATTTCGCAAGCCTCAAGCCCAAGCCACTCAACCATCTCAACGCCTAAAGTCTGATAGTTATCCATCGAAGCGACACTCATAGCCGAGTTCATCTCAGTTGTTGCTATCGTCAGCGCACGATCCGCCGAACCGATAATATCAAAAAGTTTGCTCGCAATGTCCTCATCAGTTGCACCAACAGCAAGACCTGCGCTGAGAGCTGTGCCAACCTGTCGCAAAGTTGTTGTGTCCAAGCCTTGCAAAGTGCTTGTCTTTTTGTTTAGCAGGCGAGCAAACCCGCCACGCGGTGCAGCAATAATCGCCGCTGCTCTGTTGCCAGGCTTCCAGCGACTCCAGTCAATGTTGATAGCGTTCGCAATGTCTTCAGCGCTTATCGCCTTAGAAAGTTTTGCTTTAGCATAAAGTTGCAAACTAGCGTCATAACCTAACGCCCCGCCAACAGCGTAAACCTTATCTAAAGCCTCAGACAATTTAGTGTTGTTAGTGCGCACATTTGTCACAGCCCAGTCACGCGCCTGCTTAGGTGTCACCTCTGTTGAGTCGCGGTGAGTTTCATTCCACAACCTAACAACTTCGGCAGGGTTTATCGACGCTTGCAAACCTGCTTTGATTTCACCTGCAAGAGCAGCTGCCTGTCTTGCAAGCACCCCATCCAACTGCTCAACAATCCGTTTCATCGCAAATAAAACTCTGCATAGATTTGAGCTGACTCGTAATCTTCAATCTCAACAAACTTGTTTAACACTTCACCATAAGCGGCTGGAACTGCTTCGAACTTGAACGGCCGTGTTGGAGACTTTTTGAGCCAACGCATAAACGCTTTGACTTCAGTTGCCGCCTCAGTCGGAGCTGGCTCAGGTGTAGTTTCGATTTGTGGGGCAGCATCAGACTCACCCTCAGCAACAGCGTCAACAACACCACCACCAGCAAAGTCAACCAAACCATCCTCAGTCACAAACCAAGCGCCATTCGTTGTAATAATCGTTGGAATGTCAGCTTCCTCAGCTTGCAACAAAGACAGTCCACGATCAGACCGTGCTTCGTTCCTAGACTTCACACCCGAGTTGATAAGGATTTGGTCTGCTTGCGCTTCAGCTAAAGCGTCACGACTACTGCCACCAATAAACTTGAACTCGAGTTCGCGCGGCATACCTGCGAAACTGTAAGACAGTTGGTTTATCATCCCAGCCAACCAAACAGCGTCAGGGCCTGTGCCTATCTGCTCAGAACTTGCCGCTTGACCTTCGTGCATACCTTTGCCACCCAAACCGCTTTTAGGCATCATGCCGATTTCGGTTGGTTGAACGTCGAAGTGACCACAAATCGCGGTGATAAAGAAATCGTCTAACACCATGTTGTTTAGTTTCTCGGCGTAACCTTCAACAATTACTGGGTCGAAACCGCTAGGGAGAATAGTGGCACGGTGGCGTTGTTCGGTCTGACCGGCGAGGTCGTCATTGAACACAGCTTCCCAAGCGCGTTTCTGATCGGCGGTGAAGTCAGCGCCGGTCTTGAACATTAGTTCAGGGAGAACGCCGTCTGTGTATTCGGCTCTAATCCATTGTTGGCGTAGCAAATAGATTGAAGCTAGTGAGAGTGAACGTTCGACAGGTGAGTAACCCCAGGTTGAGAATGTGCGTTTGTTGCGAATGAAATACGCTAACTCGTCGCAACTAAAGTCGCCGTCTGTTTCTTCCATAACCGTTGCGGCAGCGAACTCGTTGCGTGGGAAACCATACAAGATTTGTTGATAGGCGGGGTGTGGCGACTCAGGCCTCATGCCGCGTTCGTTGATTAGCGGTTTGATAGTTGAACCATCCAACACTTGCAAACCCTTAAGGTTACCGCCAACCGTTGATTGAGGCCAAACAGCAACAGCGTCGATAACGGTTGAATCTTCCAACACCATCGACAACCAGTCATGCCAAGTCAAACCGTTGCTAGGGTCAGGGTTTTTCCAAAACTCTTTTAGCCTTGAAATCTCTGGGCCGTATTTTTCTTTAGCAACCTGTTGTGCTTGTAACGGGCTGATACCAAGTTCGGCAGCAACTTTTTCGATAGCGTCAGGTGAGAGAACAATATCCCACGGCAGGTTGACGAGCTTGCGCTTTTTGACTTCAATGCACCGGCGTAGAATGTCGATTTGGTCGGCGGCCGAACGCAAAGTTTTGAACGGGATAAGGCGGTTCGAAGTGACGTTGATGTTTTGAGCAACTTCAAACTCCCAAGCACGCGGTTCAGCTCTGCCAGTGCCATCGCCGCGAGGCGTGTTGATAGCTTGAGGGATTAGTGCAACACCAGGCGCGAAAGGAACGCTACCCACGTTTTGTTCACGAGGCAAGTGCACATTCTCAGGCGCAAGAGCGGCCTTCACAATACGATCGGCGAGCGCTTTGGCGAGGTTGTCAAATAATCCCATTAGTAAAGCCTAACTTGTTGCGTTTAGTTGCTTAGTTGTGTTTCTGCGACTTCAATTGCGGTGACGATAATTGCGATTGCTGACTCAGCTTCTAAAACGGCTTGGTCATTGCCGACAGCTTCAGCTGTGGCCTTGTTAAGTTCGTGCTGATAACCTTCAATGTTTAGCTGTGCTATGCGTTCGGTTAGTAGTTGTGTTTTGAGTTCTGTTGGAACGTTGAAAAGTGACATTGTTTTCTTTCTTGTTATGCGGCTGCGATTGTTGTGATTGTGCCTGAGCTTCCACGCCATTTGAGCGCACCGCCTTCGGCGTAGAGAACACCGCCACCTGTCGGGTTGCTTGTAGGAACGGTGGTTGCGTTGCCGATACCCATGACACCTGCTCCGCCGCCCAGCGAAACAGTTCCAGAAACAAATTGAATACTTCTGCCGCTTTGAGGCCACATAAACGTTTGGTTATTGATAGTGAAGTTGCCACCTTCACCAATTCCGACAACTACGGTCGCATTGGCATTTGACCATTGCTGCAATTGCGCTACTGCGCCTGATTGACCTTTTACAATCAAGCCAACTGTGCCTACACTTCGAGCCGTAATGCTTGTCTGCGCTGGAACTGAAACTGTGCCTGCAACGGTTTGCGCACCTGTCGTAGCGTTCGCATAACTGATAGTTGTTGTGGCTACAGCGGTTAGGACAAACGTGCCGTTATAACCTGTCGGGGTAATGCCAGCAACTGTTACCAAATCGCCAACGGCTAGGTTATGTGCGCTAGTGAGCGTGATAGTTGCTGTCGTGCCAGTTCCGCTAGTGGCAGTCGTAGCCCCACCAACCGCTGAAAGAATCGGGGCAGTTGAGCCTGTGTAGATTTGGGCTAAAGCGTTAAGGCCACCCAAAGATGTGCCAGCCAAAGACTGGTATTGAGTGAGATCGGCCGACTGAGACGCTGCGCCACGAATAACTGCGCCGATAGTTCCGGGAAGTAAGGGGCGTACATCTAGTGTACCAGCGGGAGTAGTAGAGTTTATGCCAACTGTTCCCAAAGAACTAGCAGATATTACTTCAATAGCGGTAGAACTACTCGACCCCGGAGCTACAAATAATCCTAAACGATTAGTAAATGGACTTGCATTATTTGTAGAAACTGATGACTGCAAATAAGCAGAACCAACTATATTGCCCTGTGCAGAGTTCCAGCCCTGATTTCTTAATTCAAGTTTAGGGCTAGTTGTAGGAGTAGATGAACTAGCATTAGTTGTATTTCTAAGAAGAAACTGCACAGCAGTTCCAGCAGCATCTAATCCTCCAGTATTGAAGAACATACCTGTGCTAGTAATAGAAGCAACTTCAGAAGGGGTTGCACCATCAGATGCAAGCTGAAATGAAAGTTTACTTATTGAAGGGTTAGCATTGCCACTGTAAGCATCAACAAGGATTTTTGCAGACATGGTCTGTGTACCTGTTGCAGAGTTCCATATAGCTCCTGCAAGACCAAGATAGGGGCTAGGTGCAGGCACAGTTGGTGAAGCAACAGTTAAATTACTAAGAGTTTGATTTCCTATAGAATCAATTTTTGCTAAAATAGCAGCGTTTGAATTCTGCCATTCCTGCAAGTTCGCCGTCTGACTTGCTGCACCCTTGACAGTCATAGCCACGGCACTAGGCGTATTGACTGTAAAAGCACCACGGCCGCTTACGCCAGAAATAAAAGAGCTTGCAACGTTTAAGCCGAATGTCGATGAAATAAGTGTGATTGGATTACCGTTAAAATCTTGCCATTCTGTTAGGTTTCCAGACTGCCCAGAAACACCCTTGACAATCAAAGCTCGGTTAGCTGCCGCACTCGGAATCAAAGTCTGTGTGCCAGTAATCGTGCTAGAACCAGTTAGCGGGACTTTAGCCGCCAAGTCGCTCGTCAAGTTAGTGACCTGCGATTGAGCAACAGTTAACGCGGTCTGATCTAAACCAATCGTGCCTGAGCTAGTAATCGTGCCACCAGTCAACGGCGCACTAGCCGTCACCGAAGTCACGCCTTGAGCCGGGGTCAACAACTCTTGCCAG